TGAGATTATTAAACTTAAAAAACAAATCTCAAAATTAAAACAAATCAAAAAACAAGAGGTGAGAAAACCTACAATGATTAAGAAGATAACACCATTACATGACTTCTCATGGTATTTAAAATGGTTCAGTTGTTTCTTAATACTAGTGGCAGTATGTTTAAGATCAACAGGTTCTTATGCTACTGGCGATCTATATTTTAGTTTGATAGGTACTCTAGGTTGGTTATGGGTAGGTATTCTATGGCATGACAGAGCATTGATAGTACTGAACACGTGCCTTGCCCTTGTATTACTAATAGGAACAATGAAATTATATGTCTAACGCATTTGTAATAGGTAACGGAGAAAGTCGTAAAGAATACGATTTAAATAAATTAAAAGGCAAAGGTAAAATTTATGGTTGTAATGCACTGTATAGAGAATTTACACCAGACGCTTTGATAGCAGTTGATTCTGGTATCACACATGAAATATATAACAGTGGTTACTGCCAAGAGAACGAAACATATTTAAGAGGTTGGACTAGATTGCCTGCTATGTTATACGACAGTGTAATAAATGCTGGTGCCTCTATATCTGCTCAAGAAATGGCAGTGGTCAAAGAGAACAATATGATTAACGCCAACGAGAAAGGTGATTGTCAAGAGTTTGTAATGCATGGTTCTAATATATCTGGTGCAGTTAAAATAGTACAGAAAGATAAATCTATAACAGATAAGAATGTAAACCATACTGCTGTAGATGTTAGTTGGTGTACAATGAACTCTAAAGAACAATCTATTGACGATGTAATGACACCAAGAGATTTTGGATTTGGTGCAGGTCCTACAGCTGGTGCAATTGCCATAATACAAAATCAATCAAAAGTTGCTGCTGGTGAACTAGTAGAAAGTTTACAACTTTTTTTGGTTGGTAATGACCTAGCAACTAACGACAAAGAAGGCAAGATAAACAACTTGTACAAAGACAGTAAATATTATGGTGTAAAAGATCAACAACAAGTGCTACCTGATAATTGGATTACACAATGGAAGTCATTGATAATAAACAACCCTAACGTGACTTTCTACAAAGTAAATCCAAACGCAGACCTAGGACATGACGCAATCAGTAGACCTATCAAAGATTGGGAAGGACATAAAAATGTCTTCTATATTGATTACGAAACCATGGAGACATTAATAGGATAACATTGCCATTTAAGTGGTAGTGTGTTATATTAACATATGACAGTGAAGAAGAAAGATCAGAATATTGTTATTAACGACTATGTAAGATACTACGATAACTCCGCTGATAACGGACATGATATATCAATCCTGAAGACAGATGGTAGCCAACTTAAAATTAAGATGAGGTGGCCAAAGGGAGAAGATAGAGTCAATAAACCTGGTAGAGCACATAAAACTGTTATAAATAACTATGATTCCGATTAAACAGGAAACACAAATACAATAATACGAAAATATATACAAAAGGAGAATACGAATATGGATTTTGAAGCATTAAAATCATCATCAAGTGGCTTTGACAAATTAACTAAAGCACTTGAAACAAACCTCAATCCTGAGGATAAATCAAACAAGAACAAATATCAAGACGACAGATTTTGGAAGCCTGAACTAGATAAAACTGGTAATGGTTACGCAGTGATAAGATTTTTACCTGCTGTAGAGGGAGAAGAACTTCCTTGGCAGAGAGTATGGTCTCATGCTTTCCAAGATAAAGGTGGTTGGTATATTGAGAACTCATTAACAACAATGAACCAAAAAGATCCTGTGTCCGAAGAAAACACAAGATTGTGGAACACTGGTGTTGATAGTGATAAAGAAATTGCTAGAAAAAGAAAAAGAAAACTTTCTTATTTTGCAAATATTCTTGTAGTATCAGACCCAAAACATCCAGAATACGAGGGCAAAGTACACTTATTTAAATTTGGTAAAAAGATTTTTGATAAGATTACAGAAGCAATGCAACCGGCATTTGAAGATGAGAAACCAATTAACCCATTTGACTTTTGGAAAGGTGCAAACTTTAAACTAAAAATCAGAAAAGTTGATGGTTACTGGAACTATGATAAGTCAGAATTTGAGGCAGTAACAAGTGTTGCTGAAAGTGACGAGGCGATCAAAACATTATGGTCAAGTCAACACGCTCTTAAACCATTCTTGGCAACCGACAATTTTAAATCCTATGATGAACTCAAAGAGAAACTGATTAGGGTAATTGCTGGTACAAGAAGCACGAAGACAGCAGATAGCGAAGAGCTCCCGCCAACCGCTACACCTACTGGCAAAGTGCAGAGTATGAGTGAAATACCTACTACTCCAGCAGCTAGTGACGATGACGATACGTTATCCTACTTTAGTAAATTAGCTGAAGACGAGTAGAACTAACAATTCCCTCCGTTAGGCATACTTTAAGGGCGACCCTCAAAAGTCGCCCTTTTTTCGTTATAAATATACCGTATGGCAATAAGTGTTTTAGATAAACTAGTAGATAACGCAGGTGGTACACCAAAGTCTGCTTCATGGTATAGAAAAGCAATATCAACTATTGCAGATAGAGTAACATCTAGAAAGTTGATGAATCAAGGAAAACTAATTGGCCGACCAAGTGTTGGTAGATTAAATATGTTTTTCTATGACCCTAAATACAAGAAGACATTACCATATTATGATACGTTTCCGTTGGTACTACCAATAGAGACAATACCAGGTGGATTTGCAGGTATTAACTTTCATTACCTACCACCAGCACAGAGATTTACTTTGTTACAACAATTACAAAGATTTGCCGTAAGAGGCACTATTGATGATAAGAATAGATTTGATGTTAGTTATAATAGAGTAAAGAATATAAGTTTAACAAAAGGTGCAATTAAAAAATACTTATGGGCACATACTAGAAGTAGTTTTTTAAGAATAGATTATGATGAAGCTGCATTAGCAGTTTATTTGCCAGTTGCACAATTTAAAAAAGGGAAACCGTATTAATGGCAATTTTAAGAGGCGGCAAAAGAATTGGTGGTTACGATATTCGTATCGGTATACCGAGAGATAGATCACTAGACAACGTAACAGGTGATCCAAGATTAAAACGTACACAAGGTGGTAATCCTGAATCTACAATGGGTAGAGTACAGGCAATGGTCAACGAGGCAGAGGGTTTTGCTAGAAAGGCAAGATTTTATGTTGAGTTTCATTTACCTAAATCACTACCTGGTGACCTCAATGGTGGTGTAGGCAATGTATCTTCTTCAATGACCGATGAAACGTATGACTCATTTTTTAAGGCCGAAGATATGAATGCTATGCACATTGCAAACGCTAAACGTGTTCAAGCATTTTGTAGTGCAATTGAAATGCCCGATAGAGAGATAGTCACAAAAGAAATTAGACATGGTAATGCTCCACCTAGAAACGTGGCATATGACATGAAGACACAAGAAATAACAGCAACATTTTATGCAGACAAATATTTAAGAGAGAGATCGTATTTTGAGGCATGGCAATCAGCAGCATTTAGTAACAAGTCTTATAACTTAAATTACTTTAAGAACTATGTAACTGATATGAGAATATATCAATTAGGTTCATTTGAGTCAAGACAAGAGAGAGACGAGATAACATATGGTGTACAACTTATGGAGTGTTTACCTACTTCTATTAGTAAAGTTGAATATTCACATGACGAGAATACTGTACAGACATTTTCTGTTACATTTAAATTTACAAACTGGATCAATTTCTTTTTAGATAAATCAGGCAATATTGAACTAGGCCAATCGCAGTTCAGTACACCAACAGTTAAACAAGATTCAGGTTTATTGGGAGGTTTATTAGGTAAACTACCACCGGAATTGAGAAGAGCAGGTAGAGACGTGTTGAATGATTTGAGACGTAGAGTACCACTAGGTAAAATTACCGGCGGTAGAGCGTTCCCACCATTTAAACTACCACCAATAAATATATAATAACAAAAGGATAATATTATGGCATTACCAATAATAGAGACACCAACATATGAGTTGACATTACCTTCCCAAGACACAAAGATTAAATTCAGACCGTTTCTTGTTAAAGAAGAAAAAATGATGTTGATAGCATTAGAGTCTGGTGAAGAAAAACAAATACAAGACGCAACTAAAGAAGTTTTAGGTGCATGTACATTTAATAAATTAGACATGGATAATGTACCAACGTTTGACATAGAATATATGTTCTTACAAATAAGAGCCAAGTCAGTAGGTGAAGTTTCAAAATTCAAAGTAGTTTGTCCAGACGACAAGAAAACTTACGTAGATATTGAAATAGATTTATCTAAAGTTGAGGTACAAGTAGACGATGAACACACAAATAAAGTAGTTATTGATGAACAAAGGCAATTAGGAGTTGTTCTTAAATACCCTACTTTAAAGATGTTAGGTCAAAAAGATACAATGTCGGCAGACTATGATACTGTATTTGAAATGATGTTAAACTGTGTTGATCAAATATATGAGGGTGAGAAGATATACCCTGGTGTAGATACTAGTAAAGAAGAATTGAAAGATTTCTTTGAGAAATTACCAACTGGTTCTTTTGAGAAGATTAAAAAATTCTTTGATACAATGCCTAGATTGAGACACGAGCAAGAGGTAACCAATCCTGTTACTGGTGTTAAGAGTACAGTGACCTTTACCGGTCTACAAGATTTTTTCGGATTGGCCTCTCCCATAATAGCCTAGAGGCCTACTTTGAAATTAACTTTTCGTTAATGCAACATCACAAGTATAGCATTAGTGAAATAGAAATGATGATACCATGGGAACGTGATATATACGTTACTATGTTGATCAACTATATTAAAGAAGAAAATGAACGAAGACAAAGAGAAAGTGCAGGAAAATAAAAATGAAAAAGAAACAAATTAAAGAGAATAAGTTAGACATAGATGGTGATGGTAAGATAAGTTTTGCAGAAGCTTTCCCTTATTGGTTTGATAAGTTAAGAATATTCCCTAGAGTGTTCATATCAGTGTACATTTATATGTTCTATCAAGTGGCACAATGGTTTATGTTATTAGAAAGTCCAAATAATGCACAAGCAGGTCTTGTATCTGTTGTAGTAGGTGCTGGCGCTGCCTGGTTTGGGTTATATGTTAATTCAACAAAGAAATAGATATAAATAGTATTATGGCATTACCATTAGTAGACAACCAAGACACAGATAACACTAGAATTGCAATAGAAAATTTAGGCAATCAAATTATGGAAAGGGCGAGTTCGTCTATATCGGCGGCTACGAAGTCTATTATTCCTAATGTACCTAAAATGATTGAAACTTTAACTGTTGATCTACAAAAAGGTCCTATTAATAGTTTTAATAATGTCATTGTAAAGTTAGAGAGAATGGTACAAGCATTAGGTTTAGATTTAAGAGAGTACAGTACAGACTTGGCTGACATGTTACAACAAAGAGAAGAAAAGGCAATAGAGTCAGACAAGAGAGTAATGAACTTAAAGGAACAGAATATTGTTGCACGTGTTAACAAAGACACCAAAGAAGTTGAAATCTTAACTAGAGCACAAATAAGAACTGAAGAAAAATTATTAAAGAAGAAAGAACTGTCTATTATATCACTAGAGAAAGAGATTAAACTTGATAGAAAGAATTTACAAACAAAAGAAAATCTATCTAACGCAGAGAAAAAGGCAACAAAAATTAGATTAGAAGAAAATTCAGAGAAGTTACAAAACATTAAAGGCGAAAGAGACCAATCAGCAGAAATGTTACAACCAAGTGGTTCAACAGTA